TCCACCACCTCACCACCGATCACCTTCGGGGCAACTGTTTTCTCGAAAGTCAGTTTGTTGTCGGAACCCAGATTGATCGTCACCGAGAAGCGTTCGCCTCCCGCGCCATCGACCGCGGCGTTGGTGAGCCCCATGCCGGCGAGCCTCGAGACCAGTTTCGCGACTTCAGTTTTGGCGTTGAGGTTTTCGCTCGGGTCCGTCATCCGCGCGTAAGCCTCTGGCAGCCACTCCTCCATCATCGCCGCGGATTTCAGTTTGACGCGCTCATGCGTGTTGAGCGCCGATCCCCAGTTCGATGTCTCGATTTCGAGCAACTGGAGAAACCGCGGATGGACGTGGATCTGCTCCCAGTCCGTTTGGCTGATTTGGTTATGTGAAAGTATAATTTCGAGCGGGTTGATCCCTAATGCAAGTTCTCTCGCAAGTTTCACAAAGGTTAAGTCGTTAAACTCCTTTGCGTTAACCTGTAATTGTGTCATAAACTCACCCCAAGATCGCGCCGTTACGGTTACTATACTGTTTCATCGCATCTGGGTAGAGCCCCAAATCATAAGGCGGCTGATGGATACTATCCCCCAAATGGGCGTCCTTCGCGTCGTTGGCCCAGCCCAGCTGGAAGCGGCGCTCGCGCGCCAAGCGAAAGAGAAAGCCCAGGCGGAAGATGCGGCGGCGATGCCCGAGCTCTCCGATCTCGCGTCATTCATTCGCACCCGCTACGAGATGTTCCGCAACCACCGCAATGACACGGTGGCGGGATGGTCGAACCGTCTTCTGGTGGCGATGCGTTCGTTCAGCGGCGTCTATGATCCGACCAAGCTGCAGGAAATTCGTAAATTCGGCGGTTCGGAAATTTATGCGCGCATGATCGCGATGAAGTGCCGCGGCGCGTCGTCGCTGCTGCGCGATGTCTATCTGTCTCCGGATCGCTCATGGGGTCTTGCGCCGCCGCAAGATCCGGACATTCCCGAGCAGATCGTCCAGCAGATCAACCAGTTTGTGCAGGCGGAACTCGGCCAGCTTAGTGCTACCGGCCAGACTGTCGGCGTTGATATGATCCGCGACCGCGTCAATCAGTTGATGGGTGGCGCGCGCGAGGCGGCGAAAAAGAAGGCCAAGCGTCAGGCCGAGATCGCCGAGGATAAGGTCGACGAATTTCTCGAGCAGGGCGGCTTTTATAAAGCGCTCGCCGAGTTTCTGGTCGATCTGCCGATTTTCCCCTTTGCTGTAATTAAAGGTCCGGTCGTCAAGATTGTTCCGGCGGTCGTGTGGGATAAAGGTCAACCGACGGTCCAACAGAAGCCGCGCTTGTTCTGGACCCGCGTGTCGCCTTTCGACATCTGGTGGACGCCCGGCGCAGCCGATATTGAAGACGCGGAAGTCATCGAGAAGACGCGTCTCTCCCGCGCCGACTTGAACGATCTTCTCGATCTACCCGGCTACAACCACGACGAGATCCGAGCCGTGCTCGACGAGTATGGTTCGGGTGGCATCGCGGACAACTGGGACAGCACGGACAGCGAACGGGCCATCATGGAGAGCCGTGAGAACCCGATGATGAACCGTTCGGGTATGCTCACCTGCCTCGAGTATCACGGCAATGTCCAGGGACGCATGTTGCTCGACTACGGCATGTCCAAAGATCAGGTCCCCGACGAGCTGCGCGATTACTTCGTCCAAGCGTGGCTGATCGGCAGCCATGTCATCAAGGTTCAGTTGTCGCCGAGCCCGCGCAAGCGCCATCCCTATTTCATCACCTCCTTCGAGAAGGTGCCGGGAACGCCGCTCGGCAACGGCCTGACCGATATTCTGTCCGACGTGCAGGAGGCGGCGAACGCCACCCTGCGCTCTTTAGTCAATAACCTGTCGATCTCGTCTGGCCCCCAGGTCGTTGTCAACTCCGATCGTCTAGCCCCGAGCGAGGACGCCGAGGAGCTCTATCCTTGGAAGCGCTGGCTGGTGCAGAGCGATCCGCTGTCCGGAGGAAACGGACAGGCCCCGATCACTTTCTTTCAGCCGCAATCAAACTCTCAGGAATTGATCCAGGTTTACCAGTGGCTCAACAATCTGGCCGACGATATTTCCGCTATTCCCAAATACATTACCGGCGGCGGCGCTGGGGCGGGAGCGGGGCGGACGGCGTCTGGCCTCTCCATGTTGATGAACAACGCCTCCAAGGTTTTGCAGACTGTGGCGGCGAATATCGACAGGGATGTTTTCGCGCCGCTGCTCCAGCAGCTCGTCGACATGCTGCTACTCACTGACACGTCGGGCCTGCTCAACGGACAGGAGCAAGTCGAGGTGAAGGGCGTCAATGTCGCCGTGCAGCGCGAGACGCAGCGCGCTCGTCAGCTCGAGTTCCTCTCTATCACCGCAAATCCGGTCGATGCGCAGATCGTCGGCCCGAAGGGCCGCGCCGCGATTTTGCGGGCCGTATCGCAGACTATCGGTCTCGATGGCGAAGAGATCGTGCCGAGCGAAGAAGAGCTGGAACAGATGCAACAGATGGCTCAGCAGGCCGCTCAGATGATGGGCATGCCGGGCCACGCAGGGATGGGCGAGCAAGCCGCCGTAGCCCAGGGAGCGCAGGCTCCGGAAGGTGGCAACGTAACCGCGGACATGGGTCCGCGCACGCGCATCGCTGGAGGCGTAGGTTAATGGCAAAAGCTACTTCAAAGAGCACCGGCGGGAAGTTCCCGATGGGTGGTAAAGGCAAGATGTTCGGTCAGCAGCACGCTGGACCGAAGGCTCCCGGCGTTACCGGTAAGGTAGATCGCGGTAACGGCGGGAAGTTCCCGATGGGTGGCAAGGGCAAGATGTTCGGCAAGGGCTCGGCAAGCCCCGCTAAGCCGGGCGTCACCGCCAAGGGCTCGAACTGATGACGAAAGTCTCCGGCGCGAAAGCGGTCAAGAACAAATCGCTGAAGAGTGAGACGCTGCCTAGCCGCATGGCGCGGGCGTCGATCACCCCCGGCGATCAGTTTGCGCGGGCGACCGGCCGCTATGGGAAAAATAGCGGGCCGTCTTCGCCGGCGGGAATGGCGTTCATGCGGATGGGCAGGTTTTTTTGACCGAGCAGGAAATCGCCAGAGTGCTGGCGCTGCACGCGGCAAGTGTCGCGCGCAGCGCACCCTACGAGTGGGGTAAACTACTCGAAACCCTCAAAATTTACACAGATCACAGGCGTGACGAATGCGTCTCGTCGCCGTCTGACGCCGTTTTCCTTGCGCAAGGCCGAGCCCGCGAAGCGGCCTCGCTCCTGCGCATGTTGGAAAACTGCAAGCAGACCGCCGACCAGATCGCGGAGAAACGTAAATGAAAAATCAGAACCAGCTCCCCAATGACCCGAACGTCAAAATCCCCGACGCTGTGAAGGCGATGGGCGCCGCTGCGGAAGAACTCCACAAGCAGGCGTATGCAGCGGAAGAACCTGTTGCAGAAACTCAGGAAACCCCACCTGACGTCACATCGCAGACGCCGAGTGAGCAAAAGTTTTCCACTGCGACCCAGAGCGAACCCGTCGCGACGGAAGAGAAACCAAAAGTTACCGCTCAGGTAACAGACGAAGCGTGGGAGCATCGCTATAATTCTATGAAGGGCCGCTTTGATCGCGCCCAGCAACAGGTTGCTTCGCAAGCCGAACGCATAGAAGCGCTCGAACGCACCCTCGCCGCCATGCAGGCGCAGCCTCAGACGCGCCAATCAGCGAGCGAAACGTATAATGAGCGCTTCGTGACGCCCGAGGAAGAAGCCGATTATGGCGCTGAGTTCCTCAACGTGGTTGGCAAGAAAGCTAAGGAAGAGCTACTGCCGATCGTCAAGAAATACGAAGACGAAATCTCCAGTCTCAAAGCGCAACTGGCCGGCGTAGGCAATTACGTCGCCCAGGATGCGCAGTCTCGGATGATGAATACGTTGGATCGTGACGTGCCCAGTTGGCGCGACCAAAATGTAAACCCTGAGTTTCTTCAGTGGTTATCGTTGCCAGATCCATATTCTGGTGATATTCGTCATAGTATGCTGAAGGCAGCATGGGAGCGGCAAGACGCCCCTCGAGTTGCCGCCTTCTTCAAAGGCTTCCTCGCTGAAGAGGCTGCCTACCGCCCTGCGACTAGTGAAACGCCCGCTGAAAGAGCCGGCAAGATTTCACTGGAAAGCCTCGCAGCGCCGGGCAGAGCCAAGACTGCAGCAGCGTCCTCCGCTCCTGCTGAGAAGCCAGTCATCACGTCCGCCTTTATCGCCAAGTTCTACGCCGATGCGGCTGCAGGCCGTTATGCGGGCCGGGACGAGGAGAAGTTGAGGATCGAGAAGCAAATTTTCGATGCTCAGCGTGAAGGGCGGATTAGGTAATCTTCTCTTCTTGGGAGCCCACAAATGGCTTTTCCTATTGCTGCATCTAACACTACGCCCGCTCTGTTTCCGTCGGGATCGACGGCGAACGCTCTTCAGGCTAACGGCTTCATTCCGGAAATCTGGTCTGGCAAGCTCGTTGAAAAGTTCTACGCCTCCACTGTTTTGAGCGCGATCTCAAACACGGATTATGAAGGCGAGATCAAGAACGAGGGCGACAAGGTCAAGATCCGCACCAAGCCGACGATCACCATCCGTGACTACCGTGCGGACGGTGAGCTGGCGGTTGACCGCCCCGAAGGCTCGATCGTCGAACTCAACATCGACCAGGGCAAGTACTTCAATCTCGCCCTCGACGACGTGATGGAGATCCAGTCGGATCTCAACCTCATGTCGATGTGGGCCGACGACGCTTCCGAGCAGTTCAAGATCACGGTCGACACCGCGGTCCTGAAGGGCATGGTTGGCGGCGCGGTCGCGGCCAATCGCGGCGCGACGGCTGGCGCCATCTCTGGCGACATCAACCTCGGCGTCACCTCCACGGGTCCGCTCGCGGTCACCGCCGCCCCGGCGACCAACAAGGTCGACATCCTCGACCTCATTCTGCGCATGGGTCAGGCGCTTGACGAGCAGAACATTCCGGAGACCGGCCGCTGGCTGGTGATCCCGACGTGGGCTGCGACGCTGATCAAGAAGTCAGAGCTGCGTCAGGCTTACCTGTCCGGTGACGGCGTCTCGATGCTGCGCAACGGTCGCCTGGGTCAGGTCGATCGCTTCACGATCTACAGCTCGAACCTGCTTCCGGCGGGCACGACTGGCGGTCTGGCGGCTGGCGAATATGCGCTCTTCGCGGGTCACTCTCACGGGCTGACCTTCGCCTCGCAGTTCACCAAGCTGGAGACGATCCGCTCCGAGCGTAGCTTCAGCACCCTGCTCCGTGGCCTCCAGGTCTACGGCTACAAGGTGATCGACGGTAAGGCGCTGACGCAGGCCATCGTCACCAAGGGCTAATGATTGAATGGGGGGCGAGGAC